GCATGGATGTCATCTGTAGACCAACCACATGAGAACTTCGTGTTCCCAGAAGAAGTATTACCAAGAGGTAATGCACTTTGATGGTTGATAAAATACAAACAACCTGATACAATAAGGAGACCCTCACAAAGGGTCTCTTTTTTTATCTCTTTTTATAGATACTCTAGATAAATTATTCTTATGAAAATATTTTTAGACACAGCAGATGTTTCAACAATCCTTAATCATTTTGAAACTGGTTTGATTGACGGAGTAACAACTAATCCTACCTTGATCAGAAAGAGTGGTAGAGATCCTGAAGATGTATACCTAGAACTTGCTGAATCAGGTGTAAGAGACATTAGCATGGAAGTAGTAGGAAGTCGTGAAGAGATGACCTCTGAGGGTCGTAGGCTTGCCATTAAGTTCCAAGAAGTAGCAACCATCAAGGTTCCTTGCACACCTGATGGTCTTTACACTTGTAATCAGTTAGCAAAAGACGGTACAAAGGTTAATGTTACTTTGATTTTTGATGCAGCACAGGCAATACTTGCTGCTAAAGCAGGTGCTACATATGTTTCACCATTTGTAGGAAGGCTTGACGATAACTCAGTTAATGGTTTAGATGTAATCAAAGACATTTCAGAAATTTTCCAGAGACACTGGGTTAAGACTGAAATTCTTTCTGCTTCTATCCGAGGAGTGAAAGCGGTTTCTACTTCTTTTGCTCTTGGTGCTCATGTAGTAACGATGCCACCTAATGTTTTTGAGAAGATGTACAATCATGTTCTTACAGATAAGGGATTAGAATTATTTGATGCCGATTGGGCTTCAGTGGTTGCTAATAATAAATAAATTTTTATACGTTCAGTATGAATTTTACTGTTTACTCCAAAGAGGGATGTCCTTATTGCACCAAGGTTGTGCAAGTGTTAGAGTTGGCAAAGTTAAACCATGTTGTTTATAAACTAGATGAACACTTTGATAGGAAATCATTCTATGGTCAGTTTGGTGAAGGATCTACCTTCCCTCAAGTTGTCATAAACTCTACCAATATTGGTGGATGTACAGAAACAGTTAAGTATCTTAGGGAGAAGAAATTAGTCTAATGAAAAAACTTGACGATTTTGAAACTGTATACGACATGATCGAACATGCTATTGAACTTGCGTTTGATGGTAAGATGCAATTAAAGTTTTATCAGTTTCTAGAATATCGTAAGACAAAAAAATATGAAGTAGATGCTTTTATCGAGAGTTCTACTGCTGCTGAAATATCTGAACAAGTTTTAGAACTTGAACAATACATTAAAGGAGGTGCAGACAACAATCACAAACAGTTGCGTGAAGCATATGGACATATACCAAAACCAAAAGCACGTAAAATAAGAGCTTACTTATACGGTATACTAGAGGATGCATGGAGGTATAGTCGTGACCGAAGACCAGGCAGGAGAAAAAAGAACTCTAAATAAAAGCAAACCCGAAATGAATCGGGGAGTGGAACTACTACTACGAAATAGGAGAAGAAAACCAGACCCACCAAAAACATTTCAAGTAAAGTTTGGAAAATTAATTGCTCTTTGGAATAGAGAAATTATTTTTCATTTTAACTTTTACTTAGACATTAGAAAAAAGTAAATCTCTTGGAGGAGTATTATGGACATAACCATAGTAACACTGACACTAACAACAGTTGTGTCATTTCTTGCATTATTAGTGGGAGGTATGATAGGATGGATGGCAAGACAACATTCTTATGAAACCACTCCACCTGTGGTCTATACTCATCCAGAGATGTTTGACGCAAATGGGAATGTCCTCCCCGATGAAATTTTAGCTTTAAGATTTGAAAACAATTATGACATCAACACCGAAGAAACCGAGGAAGAGTAGCACAGTTGTAGCAAAACCTGTTAGAAAAAGGGCTGCTAAGAAACCTACATTACCACCTAATCCATTTGTAAATGAGATTCTGGATTATGTTTCTAAGCAAAAATCTAAGATTGCAAAGGTGGAAGCACTGAAAGAGTATCGTAATGATGCGTTAGTCTCTATTCTTATATGGAATTTTGATGAGACAGTTGTTTCTATGATCCCAGAGGGAGATGTTCCTTTCACACCAAACGATAGTCCACAAGGGACAGATCATACTTCTTTGAGGAGGGAGCAAAGAAATCTTTATCATTTTGTGAAGGGTGGTAATGATACCTTGAATGGCATCCGTCGTGAGACTATGTTTATTCAGATGCTTGAGGGACTTCATCCAAGTGAAGCAAGGATTGTAATACTCGCAAAAGACAAGAGACTTAGTGACGAATACTCAATAACATATGAGCAAGTTAAGGAGGCTTATCCAGATATTACATGGGGTGGTAGATCATGACAGTAAACGTGGGTGGCAAGGAAATTAAGAGGAGTGATACAGCAGTGGAGGATAAAAATAAAGAGGAAGTAAAATTTAACCCTGCTGATTATTGGTGTGAGATAGTTTTAGAAAAAACAACAGAAGAGAAGTCATTAGATAGGAGTCTTCCTACCGATGCTTTTAATGTAACCTACGTTGTTGAGGGGAAAACCTACCTGGATGTCACTCGTTCAGAAAAAATGGTGAATGTTTTTGACATGTATTATGACCATTATGGGAAAGATGCTATTCAAAAAATAGATTATGGTCATGGAACAGTAAGACCTAACCTTTGGGGTGTTAAACCCACTCCACCTAAGAAGGGGAAGAAAAGAAAATGAACGATAAAATTCGTCAAGAGATTAATGACATCATAGAAGCAGACATTCAACTTAAGATTAATGATTATATTGAAAAGAATGGGAAGGGATTTAAAGGTGAAGAATTAAAGGTTAACATACCTAAGAGTGAAGTTGATAAAATTATTGAAGAGTATAAGAGAATAAAGAGAACTGAAAGGTCTAACTTAGGTCAAGTAAAGAAGATGGATCTTATTGATAAGCATGGGAGGCCATTAGATGGGAAAAATTGATACTCAAGGGATGAGTGGTGAGGCAGTCAAGGGGTGTATGGATAACATATATCCTAAAGACGAGAATGGTAATCCCATTTATCCACCAGGAAACTTTAAAGAGTTGCCTATTTTTAGTGACAGAGAAAGAAAAGAAATTAAGGAAATCATGATAGAAGCTTTGCATGAATGGGAGTCTCAGGTAGAATATCTTGGTAGACAAGGATACAAGTGGGAAAATAATCGATGGGTTCCCACTGAAGTCCGACCATATAGATTAGACGAACTACAAGAATGAGACTTGGCATTATGTGTTCTGGCAACGGAACCAACTTCGAGAACATAATCACAAATCCTATATGCAATAAGCATGAAGTTGTATTGATGATACACAATACTAAGAAGTGTGGTGCTGTTGCAAGAGCAGCAAAATGGGGAATACCTCATGTGAGGATACCTCATAAAGATGAGGACAGAATGATTGAAATGTTTAAGGTGTGGAGAGTAGATCTTATAGTTCTTGCAGGATATATGAGAGTGATTAAGAATCCCTCTGCGTTTCCTGCTCCTATCATAAATGTCCATCCTTCATTACTTCCTAAGTACAAAGGATTACACGCAGTAGAACAGGCTATGGAATCGGGTGATAAAGAAACAGGATGTACCGTTCATTATGTTAATGAGGAATTGGATGGTGGTGAAATAATTCTTCAAGGAAAGGTTCCTATTTTACCAGAAGATACTGTAGAATCATTAACAAAAGCAATTCAAAGAATGGAATATGGCATACTACCAGCAGCAATAGAACATGTTAAAAATTCTCTACCGTCTATACTATTGGACTATGTTAAGCACTAATTACAAAAACCAAATCATAGATATTTGCTGTCGGATGATCTCAACTGACGGTGAAGTTGGATTAGAGGAGAGAATTTGGATGACTAAACTATGTGAACACAATTCTCAGGCAAAGAAAATTCGTGATGATTTGTTAAGAGATTATAAAACTGTATCATAAAATACAAAATTACTTGACTATATAATAAAGATATGTTAGCATATCAATACGTTCATCCCCCTTCGACTGGGGACGCAAGTAAGCCGACACGGAACGGATTCGTTCATCCCTACGGGGACGCAAATGCCGACTGAAGGAACGGGGTAAAATCCCTACTACTTTGGAGAAAGCCAATGGCAAAAGTCACTTATCGTGGAGTCGAATATGACTCTGCAGAGTACAACAAGAAGGTACTCGATGAAGCAGCTCAGCACAGAAACCATGATCTCATGTATCGTGGGATCAAGGTAGAACGTAAGTTCGCATCTAAGAGTTGAGCATATCCTTACTTGATTGAAAGAGGGGTGTTGACACTCCTCTTTTTTTATGCAATAATATATTTGTTGGGTTGACGAACTCGACACGGGAGTGACCGAATAAACTTGCTGGCATAAGGCTAGTTAAGGTGATGAGACACAGGTGGTGCTGCACGTTGAAAACGTGAATCGACTTACCAGTCGGGTCTCAGACAGTAAGGTAAAAATCTACTAATGTAGCAATGCCCCTTACTTGTTGGTACACATTAATCCAACCTCCCACCCACTCTAAATAATGAGAAACAAAATCATGAACAGAGGAAAATTAAAAGTTTTAATCATGGCTC